TGGGGTTGCGGGATCTGTGGCACCGGGCAAAGGCGTTCATGGAAGGACTGGGCAAGTGAACGAAGCGAACGGAGATTATCGGCAATTCCTGGAGACCAAGGGTGCTTATGCTCCGGCTTGCGGGTTTGCCTTGCCCCCTGAACGTATCAACCCGATGCTCTTCCCGTTCCAGTCAGCTTTGACTCTTTGGGCGCTTCGGACGGGGCGCGCGGCCTTATTCGAGGATTGCGGACTCGGAAAGGGGCAGCCCTACGAGACGCCTATTTTGACATCTTTGGGCTGGCGACCCATCGGCGAACTTCATCTTGGAGATATGGTAATCGCGTCGAATGGCACTGCCGCGAGAGTACGCGGCGTCTATCCGAAACCAGAGCAGGACACCTACCGCGTCTACTTTTCGGATGGGTGCAGTTTTGTAGTAGACTTAGATCACTTACATATCTGCCGGACGAACAACGATAGACAACGCTCTAAGCCATGGCGTGTTATCAGCACGGCCGAATTGTTGGACTGCGGGAACCTTCGGTATGGAGCCGGGGAGAAGAGTCGGAACTATGACATCCCGATAGTCGGAGATGTGGAATTCTCGGCCGGCGATAGGCTTCCAGTCGATCCCTACTTGCTAGGGGTCTTTCTCGGTGATGGCCATCTCTCGGGAAACCTATCCCTATCAACGGCAGACGCACAGATCGTAAATTCCGTCAATCGGCTACTCCCAGAGGGAGTATCTCTTAAGCGTAAGAACCGCTTCGATTGGCGTATCGTCACCGGGCTGACCGGAAACCGGAGGCATCCGTTTCGGCAAGCCTTCTATGAGCTCGGACTATTGGGTACTCGATCCAACACGAAATTCGTACCGGAATCTTATCTGTTCGCGGGTCCAGCGGATCGGTTGAACCTCCTTCGCGGCCTCATGGATACCGACGGATACATCGAACCCGGGGGTTGCTGCCAGTTCTATAGCGTTAGTGGCCACCTAGCCGATGCCGTTATATATCTGGTCCGCAGTCTAGGCGGAATCCCTACTAGGAATCTCAAACGAACCTCGTGCGCTGGAAAACCTGGATTGCCATGCCATGTCGTGACATTCTCGCTTATTAGGCACAATCCCTTCGCCCTCAGACGGAAGGCAGAACGGTGGAATCCTGCGCCACGAGACAATGGCCGATGGATTGATCGGATCGAATTTGAGAAGCGGCAAGAGACGGTCTGCATTGCCGTAGATTCTCCAGACGGTAGTTACGTCACTGAGCATTTTATCGTGACCCATAATACGCCTCAGCAACTTGAATGGAGTCGCCATGTTTCCGAACGGCTCGAGGCTCCCGTGTTGATCTTTGCGCCACTAGCCGTATCGCATCAGACGCAACGGGAGGGGGTGAAATTCGGTATTCCAGTGCGGATCGTCGCACACCAAGAGGAGATTGGGGCGGGTATAAACGTCACAAACTACGCCAAGTTGGACCGTTTTAATCCCTCGGGTTTGGCCGGCATTGTGCTCGACGAATCCTCCATCCTGAAGGGATTCGATGGAAAGACCAGGAAGGCAATCACTGAGTTTGCCCGCAGCATTCCCTTCCGCTTGGCCTGCACAGCTACCCCGGCACCGAACGATTACATGGAATTGGGGAATCATGCGGAGTTCCTGGGCGTGATGACTCTGCCAGAGATGCTCTCCAGATTCTTCGTTCACGATGGCGGAGACACATCCAAATGGCGCTTGAAGGGGCACGCCCAGAGCGCGTTTTGGAAATGGATATGCTCTTGGGCTGTGGCTGTTAGGAAACCCACCGATCTCGGATTTGAGGATAACGGCTTTCTGCTGCCGCGTCTACACATGCACCAGATAATGGTCCGATCCACGGCCACACCGGAAGGCTACCTATTCCCATTGGAAGGACAGACTATGCAAGAGCGGAACCAGGTTAGGCGCGACAGTATAGGAGAACGGGTGTCTGCTTGCGCCGAATTGGTCAACTCCAGTGACGAAAAGTGGATCGTCTGGTGCAATCTGAATTCTGAATCGGCCGCACTTTCTAAGTCGATTCCTACGTCCCTGGAGGTTCGCGGTTCCGACCCCGATGAGTTCAAGGAAGAAGCCGTGTTGAGATTCACCAGCGATGAGCCAGTCGATTTGGTGAGCAAGCCGGTGATGTTCGGATACGGCTTGAATCTTCAAGTTGCGGCGCATCTGGCGTTCGTGGGGCTGTCAGACTCCTACGAGCAGTTCTACCAAGCGTTGCGCCGATCTTGGCGTTTCGGGCAGACGCGGGAAGTGCATTGCCATGTTATCACGGCGGACACTGAGGGTCCGGTGGTAAGGAACATCCAGCGCAAAGAGAAACAGGCAACAGCAATGATGGAAGGGATGATCGAACACATGCGGGCGCAGATGAATGAGAACGTACACGGCGGTGGAAGATACCCAGCCAGATACGAACAGAAGGAGGATCGAGGAGAACGGTGGCGCGCGATCCAAGGCGACTGCGTTCAAGAAACGGGAGCGATCCAATCAGATTCCATCGACTATTCAATCTTCAGCCCCCCGTTCGCCAGTCTCTACACGTATTCTGAGTCTGAACGGGACATGGGGAACTGCCGGGACGCAATCGCATTCGAGAGTCATTTTCGCTATCTTACGCCCGAGCTGTTCAGGATCACAAAACCAGGGCGTCTCTTGTCGTTTCACTGTATGAACCTGCCAATTACAAAGGAGCGCGATGGGATCATTGGGATTCGAGACTTCCGCGGTGACCTAATCCGCATTTTTCAACAAGCGGGTTTCATTTATCATTCAGAAGTGGTGATCTGGAAAGATCCTGTGACGGCGATGCAACGGACGAAGGCCCTTGGGCTGCTTCACAAGCAAATTAAGAAAGACTCCGCTATGTCACGGCAAGGCATACCGGATTACCTGGTAACGATGCGCAAGCCGGGACTCAACCCGAATCCAGTATGCGGAGCACTCACTTTCTACCTGGGAGAATCTAGCGATGAAGACTTCACGAGATTCTGTCGGCAGCAGTATGCGCTGAAGAAGGCGGACTTTGGACAGCCGATGTCGTTTGAGGATTTCAAGAGCGTCATGATTTGGCAGCGCTACGCCTCGCCAGTTTGGATGGATATCAATCAGAGCAAGACTCTACAGCGTGAGAGCGCTCGCGAAGAGCGAGATGAGAGACATATATGCCCGCTCCAGCTTCAGGTGATCGACAGAGCGTTGCAACTCTGGACATTGCCGTGCGATCTCGTGTTCTCTCCGTTCATGGGTATCGGTTCGGAAGGATACGTCGCCCTAAAGATGGGCCGCCGGTTCCTGGGGATCGAACTGAAGGCATCATACTACCAGCAAGCTCTGAAAAATCTACAGGCCGCGGAACGGATTGAAGGGCAGCAACCTGGTCTCTTCGCATCAGAACAGCAGGAAGTAGCCGAATGATGCCCCGGTGGGAGCGCGAATTTCTGAAGCTGGCTACCACATACTTAGCTTGCCGCTGGTGTGTGATGGGCGGGCAGATTCCCGGCTGTCTGGAGGCGAGGGCGGGGCTCGAGTTCCAACTCCTCGGAATGTCGGACTATAAGGATGAGATGAGACTGGCACTTGAGGAGATCCGGGCTAACCGAACATACGCAGGTAGGGCGCCAAAGCGGCTCAGCCAGGGCGTGCTTGACCTCCAGGAGGAGCAAACGTGAGCACTCGCCGCCGTTGCCCCGGCGTTTGGTCATCTCCACGCCCTATAGGTCCGAATGGAGAGAAACTATGTTTTAACTGCGATGGTCCTTTGCCCAAGGGAAAGCGTTACAACTGTTCCAGAAAATGCTCTGAAGAATGGCGTTTCAGAACCAGTCCATGGCACGCCAAATGGTCGCTCAGACGCCGTGATAGGGGAGTCTGCGCGATTTGTGGGCTTGATACGATTAGGTTGAAGCAGGAATACCGTGAGTGGTGCGGGATTCCGAAAACTGAGGCATGGGATCTTTCCGAATCGATCCTTGACAGTCAATCCTGTAAACGGCATTGGTCCGATCGAATCGTTTGGCTCAGCCAGCATGGGATTCCCGCTAGTAGAGAATCTAAGACTTGGTGGGATGCCGATCACGTCACGCCTGTAGTGGAAGGTGGAGGCGAATGCGCACTAGATAATTACCGCACGCTTTGCATCCCGTGCCATAAACGCGAAACGTCTGCGTTGGCAGAACGGCGCGCCCTCCAACGTCGGGACCGGCGGCCCGAGGGCGTGCTCGACTTGCAGGAGTCCGCCCCATGACCGGCACGATCCGCAAGGGCGGGCCGGCGACGCGGGGGTACGTGCTGATCCGGCGCAAGCCATATCGCAATTGGCTCGCGCACCGCGCGGTGGTGGACCAGAATATCCGGGAGTGGACGGCGCCGATCAAGGCGGTTCTCGGCTGGACCGGCATCCCGGCCGACATGGTCGTCCACCACATGGACCACCGCCGTGGGCACAACTGCCCGGAGAACCTGGTGCTGTGCGACGAGGCTATCCACGCGGCATGCCGGCCAGTAATGCGCAGGTGCCCGTGCACCGGCCGTTTCCTGCCACGCGAGGAGCCGATGACGGTGGAGGACCATGAGTACCTGGAGGGCCTGTGCGCCCCACAAATCCCTTGCGCGGGGGAGGCGAAGCCGTGAGGAACCCCGATTCCATCGCTGCAATCTCGCACATCCCGCGCGTCACACTGAATCCCGAGAATCTTGAGAAGATACGCGCCTACAACCGGCGGATCTACTCGCTTACGAGGCGCAGGGTTCTGGAAAACCAACACAGGATTTATGTACGAAAGGTTGGTCACCCGGTTCCATATCGCCCGCGAAGCAAGCCGGCGTGGGAAACCGAATCGGGCGTGCTGGCTGAGGAGGGCACCCTGGGATGAGAACACCGTGAAAAAGGCTTGCGCGGCGGGGGGAAAGGCGGTAGAATGATGGTGTCGGGTAACTCCCGATCAGGGCGCCAACCACGGGCCAGTGCCGCGAACCTGGCCCAGGCGCGATCCCTTCGCGGGGGAGTGAATGGAAGACCCATACGGCTATCCTGAGATCGGCGAGGAGCCGTTCAATGTATCCGACCCTGAGCTTGCCGTTTGCCCCATCTGTCGCTGCCCTTGGGAGCGGTGCCTCTGTACAGAAGAGAAATTGGACCCATGAAGGCGCCGTGTTTCCAGTGGTTTCCTAAGGACTGTGACACTGACGAAAACGTCAAGGCGATGGACGACCGCGAATTCGGCTTTTTTATACGTTGCCTGAATCATTCTTGGCTGAATCGCGGGCTACCGGCCGCGCTGCCCGATCTGGCGCGCGTGATGGGTCGCGGTTTGAGGTACGTTGAGCGTCTATGGGAGCGAGTCAGCAGATGCTTTCAACCCGATCCTCAAACCGGCCGTTTGGTCAACCCCAGACAGGAACTACAGCGCTCTGAGGATCACGCCTTCCGTGAATCCAGACGCAATGCAGCCGGAGTGCGCTGGCATGGTGGGGTGCAAAGCACGTGCATTGCACGTGCATCAGTTATGCAATGCCCTGCTCCTGCTCCTGCTCCTGCATCTGCTCCTGCATATGCAGAACAACCCCTTACATCAGCAGAAATCGCTGATGGCGTTTCTATTGGTTCCCCGCTTTTTGAACTCTCAGGAACGGACAACGGAAACCTAGTAAATCTGAAAGCCCGGCAATCGGTCTGGTTCTCTGAGTTTTGGAAGGTCTACTGGCGCAAGATTGGGAAGTTGGGGGCAGAGCGAGCGTTTCGCAAAGCCTGCCGATCAGAGGAAGCGTGGGGAAAAATTCGGGCGGCGCTTGCGCTTCAGAAGCCGGGCATGGAAGCGAAAGAAAAGGAATTCCAGCCGCACCCCGCGCCTTGGCTCAATCAGGGACGGTGGGATGATATGCCAGAGGCGCCGGTCGTTCATATGACGGTGGCCGAGGAACATAACGCCGCAGTAGATCGGGAATTCGAGGTGTTGATGAAACGTAGGGCTGAACGTGGCCAACTTCCAAGACTATGACATCGGCAGGCTGCTGAACGTTTTCAGGACTCTGCCCTACTTCCCAACTGATCCAGGCGCTCAGGCCATCATCGCAGAGGAGTGCGCGAAGATGATCCCCAGCCTTGAAGCGTTGGACTGGCTCCGGGATATGGTGCTGGCGCGCGTGAAGGTCTGGCCCAGCCTTGCGGATATCCGGGGGATTCTGTGCTGGAAGTTTGGCCCAGCGGACGGGATCGAGGCTGACTCTTCCGTAGCCGGTTTCACTCCTCAGGACGGCGAGCGCGTTTCTATTGAGCGAGGCGCCCTTGCGGTTCCGCAACTCATTGATGGCCGTGTTTCCGAGTGCGCGCAGTTGCGGGGAATGGTCGAGGATCTGGCCGCTCGCAAGATGTTGCCGGCGCCATGCTGCGATCTCCTGGGTAGGAAACGGGACGGAAGTTTCTGCGAGTGTCGAGTAGGACAGTTTGCCCGTGAGTTAGACGCTCGGCAAGCGGCAGAGGTCTGATGCATACCGGAAGCCGAAGGATTGGGAAGACAGGTGGCGAACAGCGGGTCGGCTGGAGCCGCACCATGGACCGCAGGGCGGCCGCGATGCGCAAGCGCAACATCGGTTTCATACGGCGCCGGATGGCGCTGTTCGCGGCGTGGAAAACGCGGAGGCAAATAGCATGACCGGAAGACCTGAAAATCGGCCCATCGCTACGGCGCTGCAAGAAACCAACCACCAGCTAGAAATCATTGCCGGTCAGTTGTCGGTACTGAACGTCCACCTCCGGCATGTCCAGGAATGGCTCAGCCAGCATAACGGCGCACCTGCTCCTCGGCATGTTCCGGTTAAGTACAAATCCAGTAAGGAGCGGCAGAAGGACGCGGCTCAAAAGGGCTGGGAGACACGCCGGCGGAAAATCGAAGGTTCACTTCCTGCGGCTGTTGATCCAATCCCACCCTGGTAATCTAGGGTACCGTT